GCTCCACGGCCAGCTGGCGACGGCCGGACTGGGTGGTCGGCAGGTTGTTCGCCGCCTGGAGCTGCTGGCGGACGACGTCCCCCTCGACGTCCGCCCACTTGAAGGTCTTGCGCCGGCGCACCGAGTAGACCTCGGGGGCCTTGTCGCCGAGCTTCTTGCAGAACTGGATCGCCAGCCAGACGACGTCGAGGACGCCGTGCTCGTGCGCGCGCTCCTGGAGCGCGAACCGCTGGGTGGTGATGTCGCGCCACTCACGCAGCGATGCCCCGCTCTCGAGGCCGGCGGGCTTCGTCGCCGTCGCCGCCATCTCGGACATCCCGAACTCGCGATATCCCTGCTCGCGCATGTCCTGGGTGCGCAGGAGCATGTCGGGGTTCAGGGCCGGCGGGTTCACCGTGGTGGGGACCTGGTTGCGGAAGGCCGCGAGGTTCCCGAGCGAGTTCCGCTCGAAGATGCCGAGGTCCGCGTCCATGACGTGGAACCACGTGGTCGGCATCGCGTGGCGGTCGATGATGCGGTCGGTCTGCCAGTTGTACTTGTTCAGGCGGCGCTGCTGGCCGGCCACGCGCTCGCCGCCGCCGATGCCATACCAACCCGGCCGGCGCTCGGTCCAGACCACGCGGGCCATCGGGAAGAAGTCGAACTCCCACGGCTCGTCACGCAGGACCACACCGTCGGCGACGATGGTGTGGCGCGGCTTCGCCCCGAGGTACCACGACTCGATCATCACGAGCTGGTTGTCGTCGAGGTCGTAGGCGTCCGCCCAGTTGTAGAAGTTGATCCCGTTCAGCGGGGCCTGCTGAGCCTCGGAGATCTTCATGGCGAGCACGGGGTCGTCCGCCGCGTAGCGCTCGATGAGGGCGTCGCGGTCGACAAACACGCGGTGATGCATTTCGCGTAGCTTTCCGCCGCTGCGGACTTGCCGCTCGTCGACGATTACGTCGTCCACCATCACGGTGTCGATCTGTAGTTTGTCGTGCTCGTCCACCCACACCTTGACGAGCCCGGTGCCCTTGAGCGCTGCCTCCTTGAATGCGCCGATGCACTTCTCGCGGATGTCAAACAGGCGCATGAGGCCCTCGGAGTAGTACGCGAGGCCCTTCGCCCGCCGCTGCTCGGCCCACGACGCGCCGTCGGTCACGAACCGCGGGCGGACCTCGGTCACCGAGGCGATCGACGTCACCGAGTCCACGTTGCTAGCGATGATGTTCTCGATCGCCTGCCCAAGCGCCGCGGGCGCGTCGAGGTGACCCGACTCGAACTCGAGGTACGGGTCGTACATGCACGCGAGCTTGAACCAGCGCTCGCGGAGCGTCTCCTGGGTCATCTCGAGGCCGTGAACGCGCTCGATGACCGCGGCGGGGAGACGGTCCTCGTCGGTCTGCTTGTACCAGGGCTCTCTCGCGTCGTGGCTCATACGTCACTGCTCCTCGGCCGGCGCCGGGTGGGGACACGCCCGGACGGGAACGACGCCCCGTCCTGGTCCCAGGAGGTCGGGGGGAGGTCGAGGTTACCCTTCTCGTCCTCGTCCCGCTCGGGGACCTTCGGGGGCTTTGGGCCCACGACCGCGGACACGTGTCCCGCGTCGATCTTCAAGATACCGGCGTCGCGGAGCTCGTCCGCGCGGCGTACCAGGACCGTGATCAGGTCGTCTAGCTCAGCTGGGCTCATGAAAGTCGTCTCCCCAGGGATCGTACCACTCACCCATCAGCTGTACCAACGCGGGGTCTTTCTCGAGCCCGGCGCGCCGGCGGCGGCCCTCCTCGAGCATCCCCTGCTTGGACGCCTCGGCCTTGGCGACGGCCGCCTCGAGCGCGGTCGGGATCTTGGTGTCCTGGCGCTTGAGCTGGAACTTGTGGAACGCCTGCTGACGCGCGTAGATGAGCGTGTCCGTCGAGTGGTTCGCCTGCCCCTTGTTCTCCTTGAGGTTCCCGTAGTCGTCGATCGCCCACTGGAGGTCACCGAGCTGGGTGTGGAGCGGGGACTTGAGCAGGACGAAGATCCGACGATCGATGAAGTCACCGTTCGTGAGCTCGATGGCGTCGTGCTTGTAGTCCGCCCGGCGGGACTCCCGCTCGACGGCGATCCCGTAGACGTTGTTCAGCTCGTTCGCTAGGCCCTCGCCGATGTCGCCGACCATCGCGACCGGCCAGCCGGTGTGGCCGATCATCCCACCGGGCCTCTTGTGGTCGACCTTCTCGCGCCGGAGCACCTTGTCGACGTACTCCTCACCGAGGAGCATGTTCGCGAGGACGCGGGCGTACATCGCGATCTTCTCGCCTGCCTTGTTTACCGACTCAAACGCGCGGACGTGGAGGAGGTCACCATCGTGCCGGTTGAACGCGAACACGTTGAGGGCGAACGGATCCTTGTACCCCTCGTCCATCGCGTAGATGTAGGACCACTGGTCGGCCGGCCCGGGTAGTTTCGCGAAACCGTTGCTCGGGTCGATCTCCGGGTCCCACGCGTTGAACAGTTTCCCCTCGTCGTCGTGCGGGCGGTACTTGAACACCATCTCGGTGTCGTCGGCCGCCCAGAGGCCGAGGTACTCGCGCCGCCAGACCGGGTGGTCGTCGGACCAGCCCTCGTCCTCTTTCATCTTGAGCGCCGCCGTCCACACCCGGTTCGCGTGGACCTGCCAGTCGCGGGGCCCCTCGTCCTTCGAGGTCGCCAGGCTCCACGCGTGGCGCTCCCAGCCCTTCACGGTGGAGCCGGGTCGCGTGGTGTCGTAGAACATCCCCCGCAGCGTGTGGCTGGGGGTGCCGATGAGGCCGAGCGACGTGTTCGGGAAGTCGCTCATGCGCGGGCCGAGGACGCGCTTCACGAAGCGCTCGAGGAGCTCCGGCGGGTAGAACCCCGACTCGTCAATGATGACCTCGTGCCACGGGATACCGCGGAGCTTGCGGATCTCGCCGATGTCGTCGACGCCGAACAACAGGATCCACGCGCCGTTCGGGAACCGCGCGATCATGTCCTGGTTGTGGAAGTACATCCCCAGGTCGAACCGGTCGTTGATGTCCTGGAGAGGCTCCCACAAGAGGTCGCGGCACTGCTTGCGCGTCGTCGCGACGAACAGGCAGTGGGCTCGAGGGGTCGACATACACCGCCGTACGAGCCTCGCCCTGGCCGAGGTGGTCTTACCACCCCGGCCGCCGACGAGCGCAGTCCACCACTTCGCAGCGGTCTCCACGACGCCCCGCTGGTCGGGGTGGCACTCGTCGGCGATCATGTCGTACGCCCGCCTCCAGTGGGCGGGGTCCGAGCGCGCCGCGTTCTCCGCGGCCTCGTCGACGAGGAAGTCGAGTTCGAGATCGTCGACCATTACTCCTCGTCGGGCGGCGCCTCCGGCGTGGGCAAGAACTTGAACCGGGCGACGACCGCCATCGAGATCCACTCGATCTCGACGCCGCCGTTCTTGGTTCGCTCCATGCGGAACGTGTCCCAGCCGGGGCGGTAGTGGAGCCGGAGACTCGCGTCCGTCCGCGCGTCGATGCTGGTCGTCATGCTCAGCCCGTGGCGCGGCTCGTCCAGGGAGACGAACGCGACGGGGAGATCGGACGGCCGTAGCTCGTTGGGGTGTTTACCTTTTGTACTCGACAACGGGGGTCACCTTTCGTTGGCGGGGGCGTGAGCCAAACCGCGCGGGGAGGGGGTTGAACCGGGGGCGGGTGCGCCCCGGCGGGAACATTCGGTTGAGTAGCCGCTCGCCCTTGCCGGTGCGGCACGAGTACGTGAACCGGGGGGCGAGGTTCGCGGCCTCGAGCAGCGCCTCGGCAGTGCCGGAGGCTGGCCAGCGCGCCCACTTCCACACGTACATGTAGTGGACGATGTCGTCGCCCTCGTACGCGAGCCAGCCCCGGTTGGAGTCGGGGATGCTGCCACGCGCCACGATGACGGTCGAGCGCGCCAGGATCTCCTCGACGACCGGGCGCATGACATCGCCCCAGCTCGCCATGGGGATCAGACCGGCGGTGTGGGCCGTGCGGTAGGAGGCCATCCACGAGTCCACGATGCCGGGGACGTCGGCCTTGGTGGCCGGTTCGATGCGGTAGGTCATTTGGAGTAGATCGTTGCCCGCGAGTCGCCGACGTCGCGCTCGACCTCGCGCGTGATCTCGTCCATGCGCTTGGTGGTTTGCTCGCGGTTCCACTCGGGGTATGTCTGCTCTCTGGTCCCGAGCTTGCTGGTGTCGGTCACCCACGGCGGGATATCCGAGCGGTCCATGACGTTCTTCGTCCGATGGACCGCGCGGACGGTCTGGTCGCCGAGCCAACCGATCGGCCGCGGCGCCGGGAACATGCGCTCGGCCACCAGGTCGCAGCCCTTGCAGGGGAGCTCGAGGACGCCCGAGTTCGACACGATGGCCTCGAAGACGTGCCCGTCGGGGCACCGGTAGTCATACATCTTCATTCGACCGCCTCGCCTTCCTCGTCCTCGTCGTTCGGCTCGTTCGGGTTGATCCACGACGAGATACGTTTCCCGAGCGCTTCACCTGTTCCGGCGCCGAACGCCGTAACCAAAGCCCTGGCGAACTCGACGATGAGTTCTTTGGTGGTGCTGCTCATAGCGATAGTCCTCCGCTCTCCGCGGCCTCCTGGAGCACCGGCAGCAGATCGCGGCGCTCGGCCAGGGGGAGCTCCTTGTACAGCTGCACGATGGCGGCGCGCCGGCGCTCGGGCGTCGTCTTCTTCGCGCTCGAGGCCGCGTCCTTCTTCAGCTGCCGGATCTCGGAGCTGAGCTGCTTCACCTTCCCCGTGAGCTGGTGGAGCTCGCGGGCGAGCTGGGGGTACACGTCGCCCCGCACCACGGCCCCCTCGATGGAGCTGATCATCGTGAGGAGGCTCTTGCGCGTGCGTACGAGGATCTCGTACTCGGAGAGCTCGTCCCACTTGGCGAGCGCCTCCTCCTCGGGCGCGGGGAGTACGACGTGGCGGCCCACTACCCCACCCCGTCTATGGTAATGCGGTACGCGCCAGTGCCGGTGTACGCCACCACAGCCGACGGCGAGGGTGGGTCGCACGTGAGGCAGACCTTCCCGCCCTCGCGGGTGAGCCGGCCGTGCTCGTAGAAGCTGTGCCCGTTGCGGCACTTGCGTACCCGCGAGCGGCGGCGCGGGTTCTTCCGGCGCTCGTTCTCGCCGCGGGTCACGGCCTCGAGGTGGCCGGGCCGGAGGCACCGGCGGCGCCGGCAGACGTGGTCAATCTCGTGCTTCGCCGGGATGGGCCCGACGCGCTCGGTGTAGACCTGGCGGTAAATGCGCCGGCCGTCGAGGGTGGGGTACCCGTCGCGGTCGACCGACCCCGCCCAGAGCCAGCACCCGAAGACGGGGTCTTCCTTTACGGATAGTTCGAGCACAAAAGTGAGCGTGGCATTCGAACCGCGGTGGCGCAAACCGCGCCATGCCAGACTACGGGGATGGGGCAGAACACACCATGATCCTGCACGTGATCGTTTGGTTTTTCGCCGCCGCGGCGGCGGATGCGCTCGGCGTGTGGTGGCAGGAGGCCCGCGAGCGTCGCGAGGCGCTGAAGTGCGCCGTCCTGGCCGTCCTGCTCGAAGCCATCTCGTGGGGTCCGGTGGTGGCGGTGCTCTACACGGGCCACTGGGCGGTCATAGCGGCCTGTCTCGCGGGTTCATGGGTCGGCTCGTACCTGGGTGTACGCCATGCCTCCGCGACGAAGTAAGGCACGCCGGCTGACGACCGCCGACGGCAGCGTGATCCACCTGATCGTCGATTCCCCCGCCGGCGCCCCGGCGCGCGTCGTGGTGAAACTGAACGACAGCGCCCTCCCCGCCTCGATGACACCGGCGCAAGCACGCGCCCTGGCACGGAAACTCTGCCAGATGGCCGACGCGGCGGGGTAGCTGGGGTGTTTTTACCCCAGTAGGCGCCGGCGTGGGGTGGTCTGACCAAAAGTGTGGCGTTTTTACCCTAGATCTCTCACTTAC